CCTACGCCGAGCGGTGCATCGCCGATCCCACGGTAGACCCAGCCTTCTTTGGCTGCATCTACGCCGCATCGCCAGACGACGATTGGAAAGACCCGAAGACGTGGCACAAGGCGAACCCGTCGCTGGGTGAGACAATCACGGTGGAGTCGTTCGCCGCCGACGCCCGCGAGGCCGATCAGTCGCCCTCGAAGCTGAACTCATTCCTGCGATACAGGCTCAACGTCTGGACCACGCAGGATACTCGCTGGATCAGCCCCGATACCTGGGCCAAGTGCGGCGGCCCGCTGCGGGACGAACTGGAAAAGCGGGAGTGGTACGCGGGCCTCGATCTCGCGACCACCTACGACTTGTCGGCCTTCGTGATGGCGAGCCAGGCGGACGACGGAACCTTTGACGTGATGCCGTTCTTCTGGGTGCCGCAGGAGAACGCGGCCGAGCGGACGCAGCGCGACAAGGTTGACTACATCGGCTGGATTCGCGACGGGCATATCAGGGCGACCGATGGCAACGTCACCGACTACGACGTGATCCGCCGGGACATCGTGGAACTCTCGCAGCGGTTCAACATCCGGCAGGTGGGTATCGACCGCTGGAACGCCACCCAATTGGCCACGCAACTGCAAGGCGAGGGGGTGAATGTGACAGGCTTTGGACAAGGGTACGGCTCGATGAGCAGCCCGAGCCGCGCCCTCGAAAACTACATCATGTCGGAGAAGATCCGCCACGCCAACCACCCGGTGCTCTCGTGGATGGCTGGCAACGTAGCGGTGCAGACCGACCACCAAGGCAACATCAAACCGAGTAAGGCGAAGAGCACGGAACGCATCGACGGCATCGTGTCGCTGGTCATGGCCCTCGGGCTGCACGCGACGGCCACGGCCCCGCCACCCGAACAATCCTGGGAACTGTTCACGATATGAGCGAAAACGCCGCCGACTTCAGGATGTTCGACCTGCGTGGCATCGACTGGCCCGAGGTTTCGCCGTCTCGCACGCCCTCGGGCATCCGCGTCAACGCCGACAACTCGATGGCGTGCTCGGCGTACACGGCCTGCATCCGCGTGATCTCGGATGCCGTCTCCGCCCTGCCGCTCCACGTTTACGAGCGGATGGCGAACGGCGGCAAGGCGAAGGCCACGGCCCACCCCGTGTATCGCCTGCTCCACCAGCAGCCGAACCCCTGGCAGACGGCGCAGGAATTCAGGGATTGGATGACCGGCATGTACCTGCACTACGGTGCGAGCTACGCCGAGATTCGCCCCGGTGCTCGCGGTGCCGTCTCTGAACTGTGGCCGCTGCACTCGTCGCGGATGGAGTGCGAGCGGCTGTCTGACGGGACGCTGCGGTATCGGTATCGCGAGCCGAGCGGGCGCGAGACGATCTACAGCCAAGACCAGATTTTCGCCCTGCGGTTCACGACCGAGGACGGGATTCGCGCGATCCCCACCTACAAGATCTTTCAGAACGCGATCGGGCTGGCCCAGGCGTTGGAGGCCCACGGGTCCACCTACTTCGGCAACGGTGCCCGGCCCGGCATCGTGCTGGAGAGCGACAACCCGATTCCGGTGGAGGCGGCCGAGCGTCTCCGCGAACAGTGGGAGCGGATGCACAGGGGCGCAGATCGTGCGTTCCGCACGGCGGTCCTGCCCAACGGCGTGAAGGCCCACGAGCTCAGCGGCTCGAACGAGGCGGCGCAGTTCCTTGAAACGCGGCAGTACCAAGTCATCGAAATCTGCCGGGCGTTCCGCGTGCCGCCCCACATGATTCAGGATCTCACCCGCTCGACCTACTCGAACATCGAGGTGCAGGGAACCGAGTTCGTCCAGCACTGCCTGCTGCCGCACCTGAAGCGGTGGGAAGCCGCGATCTCCCGCGACCTCATCGTGGACGACGAGACCTACTTCGCGGAGCACAGCGTCTCGGGCCTGCTCCGTGGCGACCACGCGAGCCGGTCGGCCTACTACGTCTCTGCCCTTCAGAATGGGTGGATGACGATCAACGAGATTCGCGAGCTTGAGAACCTGAACCCGATCGGGCCGGATGGCGACCGCCACTTCGTGCAACTCAACATGACCACGCTCGACAAGGTTGGCCAGGAGCAACCGGCACCGGAGCCGATGCCAGCGCCGCCCGTCGAGGACGAGGAAGGCCCGGCCGACGACGCCGAGGACCAGGCCGAACAGGAGAACCCGACCGATGGAAATTGAACGCCGCTGCCTGACCGTAGACGAAGCCCCGGAGTGCGAGCTGCAAATCGAGACGCGCACCAGCGGGCGCGAGGCGATCCGTGGGCTGGCGGTGCCCTACAACCGGCTTTCCCTCGACCTCGGTGGCTTTCGCGAGCGAATACTGCCCGGTGCCTTCGACAAGGTGCTGAACCGCCAGCGGGGCAAGGGCGAGATTCTTTCGTACTACAACCACAACAGCGACATGCTGCTGGGCCGCGAGTCGGCTGGCACACTTGAGATCATCGCCGACGAGCGTGGCATCTCGTATGTCGTAGAGCCGCCGGATACCTCGGCAGGCCGTGACGTTCTCGCCCTGGTGCGGGCTCGCCTGCTGACGGGCAGCTCCTTCGCCTTCACCGTGAGCCAGAAGGGTGAGCGCTACACGACGGACGAGGGCGGCAAGGCGATCCGCGAGATCGTGGAGGCTTCCGGCCTTTACGAGGTTGGCCCCGTGAACGTGCCCGCCTACGGCAGTGCGACGACTGCGGTGGTGTCCCGGCGGTCCTATGAGGCGTGGCTGGCGGAGCAGGCTGCGGCCGTCGAAGCCGACACCGATGCCGAGCCGGAAGTGAAGAAGGCCGTGCGTTCGCTGGTCCGTGACGCCGCTGCGGCGTGGGCACTGAGGCTTCGCCGTGTCTGAAGCACGCTGCACCTGCGGCGAGAAACTCCGTTGCCGTTCCAGCCGCCCCTGCGGTGACGAGCGGCAGCGGTATCTGCGTTGCCCCCGGTGCGGGGCTCGGGCGGTGGCGTTTGTGAAAACAACACTTTCCGAAGTGCGGTTCTGCAAGAGACCCGCCCGCTAGTGGCACTGTGGACTCCACGGCAATACCGCCGCAGGAGTCTCACAGAACATGGACAATCTCAAGAAGCTGCAGGACGAAGCGGCAACCCTTGCCAACCGGATCGACGCCGTTCGTGCGATCGAGGCCGAAGACACGACCGCTCGCGATGTCGAACTGATCGACCTCAACAAGCGTGCCGACGAACTCACCGCCAAGATCGACTTCGAGAAGAAGGTCGTCGAGTCGGCCAAGAGCCTGCGATCGGTGGTCGAGCGTTGCTCGCCCGCCCCCGAGGTCCGTGCCGATGAGCCCAAGGTTCGCATCGAGGCCGTTCCCTTCTCGGGCCGCCTGCGTGCGTTCAACAGCGTCGAGGATGCCTACAAGACGGGCATGTGGCTGAAGGCCAAGAGCGGCGACGCCGAGGCCAAGCGGTGGTGCCAGGATCACGGCGTTGAGGCCCGTGCGATGGGTTCGACCTCGGCGAACAGCGGTTCGGCCGTGGTGCCCGATGTGCTCTCCTCAACGGTCATCCGGCTCGTCGATCAGTATTCGGCTTTCGCTCAGAACGCCACGAGCGTGACGATGCCGAGCGACGTGCTCCAGTTTCCTCGCAGGTCCGGCGGAACGACCGCGTACTGGATCGACGAGAACACCGCGATCACTGCCAGCGACCCGACCATGAATCAGGTCTCGCTGACGGCTCGCAAGGTCAGTGGGGCCGTGGTGATCGCGAGCGAGTTGCTTGCTGACTCGATCGTTTCGATTTCGGATTTCATCGCCACGGAGCTCGGCCTGTCGCTCGCCAACGCCGTCGAGGCGGCTGCGTGGAGCGGCAACCCGGCGAGCGCTCCTGGCGTGGCCGGTCTCGTGACCAGCCACACGGGCGGCCTCTTGGCCTCCTCGGGTGCTACCTACGCGGCGTCGCTCGTGACCGCTGCCGGTGACACCCCCGACGAGGTGACCAAGGCCAACCTGCTCGCGATGATGGCGGCCGTGCCGCAGCACTCGCGGCAGGGTGCCAAGTGGTTCTGCTCGCCGTTCTTCTTCGCGACCTGCATGCAGGCTCTCGATCTGAACCAGGGCGGCTCGGTCGGCCTGTCGCAGGGCATGGGTCTCACCTTCCTCGGCAGCCCGGTGGTCCTCACCGACCGGCTCCCGAGCGGTGCGGACTCGACGGGTGCGGTGATGGCGCTGTACGGCAACATGGCCAACAGCTCCTACTACGGCGTGCGGCAGTCCATCGAGATCGCCAGCAGCGATCAGGTGAACTTCCTCAGCGACCAGACCGTGATTCGGGCCGTCGCCCGCGTGGCGATCGCTCACCCGAACCTCGGTTCGTCCACCGTCGCCGGTCCGATGATCGGCCTCGTGGGTGCGTGAGCCTGACGGCTTGACGTGATGTGCAAACTGGGCGGGCCGCTCCACTACGGGGCGGCCCGCTCTCTTTTTGCGAGGTCTGCATGATCGTGCGTGTGGGTGGAACCGAAGCCGACGTTCGCGTTGAGGCCGTGCTGTCGATGCCACGGCTGTCGTTTACGGCCAATCACTTTGCATGGGCTCAGGCACTCATGCCGCTCGGCATCCGCCCCACAATGGGAACTGGTGCGTTCTGGTCACAGGTGAATAGCAGGATTTTCGAGCAGTTCATCGACAAGGCGGAATACCTGCTCACCATCGACTACGACACCTTCTTCACGAAGGAAGACGTGGAGCACCTCTTCGCGATGGCAATGACGTTTCAGTGTGACGCGCTGACCGGCTTGCAGACGAAGCGGGAAGACGGCCGACCGATGCTCACGCTACCGGGCACGCTCGACAACCCGCCCGAGGACGGGAAGACGAGCCTGCCGATGTCGTGGTTCTCCGAGCCGGTGCAGGAGGTGGATACGGCCCACTTCGGCCTGACGGTCATCAGCACGGCCGCCCTGAAGCGGTGCAAGAA